ACTAATAAAAGTTTTCTTGCTGGACTAGAACCTATGTTTGACGTTCTACAAGGTAACCCTTCTGCTGTTTCAAGATGGACAGCTAGTTTTGGTAGTGGATTACTTCCTTATAGTGGACTTAGAAATGAATTTAGTAGATTACTAACTCCTCAATTAAAAGAAGTAGAGCAAGAATTTCAACAACTATTCTGGAACCGTAACCCAATTCTTAAATCTCAATTACCAGATGCTTATGACTGGATGGATGGTGGTTTAATTAGAGAACCAGATAATTTCTTTGTTAGAGCATGGAATGCATATTCTCCAGTATTTAAAGTAGGAGAAGAGATGTCTCCAGAAAAAGAATTTCTTATAGAGATAGAGTTTGATGGTAGACCTCAACTTAATAAAAACGGTAATGGTATTGAATACACACCAGAAGAACGATCACAAGTCACTCAACTTATGGGTCAAGATGGTTTCTTTAAAGAAGAAGTACAAAAAATAATGAACTCTAGGGAAGGTAAAGAATTTAGAAAATTATATAAAGAAGCAAGTAAAACTGGAGCCAATATTGATAGAGAAAAGTTTGGATTACTTCACACACTTGTTAATGATGCTTTAAGAAGAGCACAGATATACGCAGAAAGAAGAATACAACTTAGAGATCAAGTTGAACAGAAAACTTACTATAACGACCTAATAGAAAAAGCCACCCTCGAAAGGGATACCAAAGAGATCCTGAGACTACAAAAAGAAGCACTACGCTTGTAAAGACAAATGGCGACAACTGAACATTTTTATACCGGGAATGGTTCCACCACTTCCTACGGTTTTTCATTTCCAATATTACAGAACTCCGATCTTAAAGTTGCTTTAGACGGAGTTACAAAAACTGAAAACACAAGTGGTACTAACAACGACTACTCCATATCAAATACAAACGTTGTTTTTAATTCTGCACCAGCTAGTGGTGTAGATATACATATTTATAGATTGACTGATGTAGATACACCTAAAGCAACATTTGTATCTGGATCATCAATTAGAGCGCAAGACTTAAATAATAATTTTGACCAGTTATTTTATAGTGACCAAGAACAGCATCAAAGAGTAAGAACTGTTGATGTTAGAGACAAGGCAATTACGTCCGCTAAGATTTTAGACGGAACTATTGTTAATGCTGATATAAATGCATCGGCAGCAATAGATGGAACTAAAATCTCACCTAACTTTGGTTCACAGAATATAGTTACTTCTGGAACTGTTGATGGTAGAGATGTTTCCGTTGATGGTTCAAAACTTGACGGAATAGAGAGTGGAGCTACTGGAGATCAAACAGCAGCAGAAA